AGTTCGGCGGTGAACTGAGTCTGATTGTCCCCGATCCGGCCAATTTGCCCTGAATAGAGCGTGGAATGATCAAGCGTGATCCAATCGACCGCGCCGATTTCGATCGCGGCTTCATCGAACAGGCCGGCGGCAAGTTCTTCTTCGCGGATCGAATCATGGTGCAGCGCACCTTGTGCTTCGGCGCTGTCGTTGCTGAGTTCAACCGTGAGTCGGATCGCGGCAGGGATCATGCCGGGCGCGGCGCGGTGGGTTATGCCGCCGAAGGCCAGATCGCGGTCGTGGCTGGTAAAGGCGAGTGCGGCTCCATCGCGGCGATAAATGCGCCAAAAGGTCGCGACCGTATCAAGCTCGCGGTCGAAGAACACCCGCATCAGGCTGTCTCCCGCAGTTCGATCAGCGGGATTGATGGTGCCTCCCCGGCTGCAAAATCCACTGCGGACACGTCCAGCCGGTCTTCGGCAAATCGTACCGGAACATCGAACAGGAACCCGGCACGCACCTCTGCCCCGGCAGGCGGTGCGGCGAGGAATCGCAGCACGCCTTTCTCGCTCAGCGTCCAGCCAGTGGTCGCGCCGCCGCCGATGCTGACCAGCAGCGTTTCCGGCCGAGGCCGGGTGATTGGGCGCACTTGCGGCTCGATTGTTCCATAGGACTTGATCAGCTGGAAATCCGCCGTGGCGCCGTCGCCAATGCCGATCAACTGATCGAACATGGTTGGCGAGCCGGTCATCGCGTTGGAGCTGTGATCGAACGGATCCATGATGCGAAACCCGCGCGCCGGGCCGCGTCGGGCGCGGAAGAAGGCGACGAGTTCGGACAATTCCGCCTCTGACCGGATACCGGGGCCGACATCGAAATGCAGCCGTGCATCCGACCACAGCGAATTGCGCCGTTCATGCCCCGATGCGGTGACTGCAATCGAGGTCGAAAATTCCGGCGCGACCGAGGCATTGCGCCCCAGCGCAAAGGGGTAAAGCACGTTGTCGAACGGGTCCATGGCTTGCTCCGGGGATGGGGCGAGGCGGGTGTAGCCATCGCGGTTGATCTGCGGCAGCGCCCAGACGTAGCGGCGCACGATGTCGCGTTCGGCTGCTTCATCGAGCCCGCTGTCGATCCGCTGCCAGAAAAGTTCGGCATCGGCTGGATCGAGCACGAAACCGGCGAGGTAATCCTGAAGCGCAGACGGGTAGCCGAGCCAGGAATCGACAAAGGCATAGGCCGCCCGCCGCGCCGCATCCGCTCCGCTGGTGAGCCAGTCGTAATCTTCGATCTGCAACCGGTCGAAAGCCGGTGCTGCCCAGCCGGATGGCAGGTTCGCCCGAAACAGTTCGGGACGGGCGGGATCGAGAATGGTCGGCGTGAATGTCAAAAGCAGCACCTCTGACGGCCCCTGCGCGGCATCGCGAACGGTTGCGGTCAGGTTCGCGGTCGATTGTGCCAGCAGCACGCCTGCTTCATCGAGCAACGAGGTTTGCGCGAAGGTCAGCGGGCCGCCGATATCGGTGATGACCGGCGGGGTGCCGCCGAATGCCATCCTTGCGGCGTCGTCATACAGGCAGATTTCTCCCGCTGATGTCACCCACCACCACGGTTCGCCGATCTGGAAGCGGACCGGCAGACCTGCCTGCCGGATCAGCGCCACAAAATCGCTGGCCACCTTCGACAGCCATGCCATCGCCTGCGTGTTTGCCGGAGACAACAGGGTCGATGGCGGCACCCAACCGGTCAGCGCCGGGGCACCGCTCGCGGTGCGCTGCTTCCAGGCATCCGGGCAATAGGCATCGAACAATTCATACGAGAGCGAGGCGATGACTTCGAAGCCCTCCGCCCGTGCAAGCGCGAAGTAATTGCTGTGCCAGGCGGCTGCTGGCGCACTAAGCTCTCCTGCAGTCGCCACCTTGACCTTGCCAGCGGGCTGCTGCGTGAGCCGCATGAAATGGCTCATGCCGACATAGTGGATCAGATCCTGACGATAGCCGAGACCGGTCACCGCGCGCAGCAGGCGTGCCGGGGTCTGGTTGAAGGCATCGTCATAGGCGGTCGCGATCCGTGTGCCATGCGGAGGCAGCAGGACATCGCCCACTTCGAGCATGGCGCGGGCACCATCCGCGAGGATATCGGACACCGTCACCGAACCATTGAAGCGCGCGGGCAGCGGCGCGGTGCTGCCGGGAACGTGGCCGGGCGCGACCAGCGAGATGAACATGCGGTCGATGTCGTCGGGGTGGACAGGCTCGCCCGGCAGGCCAAAGCCCGCTTCAAGATCGGAGAAGGGCAGGGTAATCCGGGCATCGGTCGGGGTGCCTTGCGCATAGTTCCACAGCCGCACAAACCACGTCCGGGGGGTGCCAGCGGCATCGCGCCCTTCGATCGTCAGCGTTGGCCCGTTGGGCAGATCAAGCGCGATCACGCCTTCGGACTGCCAGCGAAAGCTGAGCGTGGTGTGCGCGTAATCGCGATCGGTTTCATAGGCGAGCAGCGGGTGATCGAGCGTGTCGACGCTGTCCCAGATCAGCCCGATCAGTTCGCCTGCGTGGTGCAGTTCAACCTCCACCCGCAGCGCATCAGGCGCAATCGTCACCACCGAAGCCATCGCAGGCCGGGGGAAATTGACCGTCCAGAACCGCGGATCGAACCGCTGGATAAAGCTGCTTTCCTGCGCGCGGCGTTCGCGTGCGAGCCAGAATGCCATGATATTTCCCCCGATCAGGCCTGTTGCAAGGAGCGGCGCACCGCGCTGGCGATTTGCCGGGATGAACGTTGCATCGCCGTGGGCGCAGCCGTGCCGCGCGGAACCGCCAGCTGGATCGCCACTCGCACATCGCGCCCTGCTGCGGGGCTGCCAGTGTCGATCCGTCCTGATGCGGTCGGGACAAACACTTCCGGCCCGCGTTCGCCAACCAGAAACGCGCGTCCGGGGCTGACCGGCCCGCCGGTCGCGCGCCCTGGCAGGCCGAACAACGCGCCCAGCGACTGGCCGATCAGCCCGCCCAGTCCGCCGCCCCCGCTGCCGCCTCCACTTGCCCCGCCGAAAAGGTTGCTGATGCCCGATTGCAGTGCGTGGGCGGCAATTTCGTTGAGCGCATTGAACGCCGTGCGCCTCAGATCGTCGAATCCCAGACTGCCCCGCCGCAAGGCTGATAGCAGTCCGTTTTCAAGCACATTGCCCGCCCGCCCGAACCCGTCGAGCAACGACGTGTCGAGCGAGCGGCGCATGGTTTCCAGATCGGCGGCAAAGCCATCGGTGCGCGCGCGCACGTCGATCACCAGGTCTTCAAAATTGTCATTCATGGGCGTCGCGCTCCATCATTCTGGCGATCATCTCGCGGCTGGGTGGGGGTGGGACGGCAGCTTCGTCAGGCGCGGCCAATGCCATCGCCAGTTCGGCCGGGGTGGCGTTCCAGAACTCGCCCGGACGCCAGCCGAGCAGGCGGGCCGAAAGGCTGCACCAGCGAACAGCGGCGTCGGAGAAGGTGGCAGTCACGGCTGATCCTGAGCAGCCTGACCTTGCAGCACCTGCGCCAGAACGGCGCGCACTGGCTGGGTGGCCGCCACCAGCCCCATTGCCAGCACCGCCTGACCCACACCGGCACGGTCAGGCCGCGATTGCAGCGGCAGGCAGTGCCACAGCAGCGCGGTCATCTCGGTCAGGGTCAGCGCCCCTTGGGCCGCGCGTTCGACCAGCGCGAACAGCGACCCCAGCTCGGCTTCGGCCAGCACCAGGTTTTCAAAGCTCGGGCGCAGCACATGGTTGACACCCGCCACCATCAGCACGCTTTCCCCGCGCAGGGGATTGGCGGCGGCGGTCATGCCGGCACGACCGGCCCGGAGCTTTCGAGCTGGAGCGTATAATTGCGCTCCCCATTGAAATCCCCGGCATAATCGAGCCGCTGGACCAGGAACCGCCCGCGCAGCTTTTCGCCATCCTCGAACGACAATTCGTAATCATCGATCGTTCCGGCCAGCGCATGGCCGCGCATCGCGCTTTCCGCCGCGCTGCCGAGGAAGATTCCCGCAGCGCTGACCGACACCGAACGGGTGCCCGCGCCGGACAAAAGATCGCGCCAGCCGCCCGAATCCTTGTGGGTGATGACCACCGTGTCGCCATTGATCGACATTTGCGTGGTGCGAAGGCCTGCGACGGTCTGATAGGCGGGGGGAGAGGCCCCGTCGGTGATCTTGAGCAGGAAGGCGGCGCCGGATTGGGCGGGCATGGGCGTAACTCCTAATTTGGTTCAAGAATGCGGAAACGAAATTCGATGAGAGCGCCGCGGGCGTTGTCCGCGCGCGCTTCGCTGCGCGAACGCAGGAACCGGATCGAGGCGAGTTCAAACCCCGGCTGGAACGGAGGCAGGGCGAGCACCCGGCGCTCGATCGCGGCGAGCAAGGGGGCGTCGGCGGCGGTAAGATCGGTGCGGGTTTCCAGTTCGAGCGCGATCCGGGTTTCGCGCCCGGCGCGGGTTTTGGTGCCCCAGTCGATCGAAGCACTTGCCGCGATGCCGAGCCACGGCGGGCTTACGCTGAGCGGGGCTTCCTCCTCGATTGCGTTGAGCGCGGCGAGCGCGGGATCGGCCCTGAGCCAGGCGATCAGTGCGGCGCGCAGGTCATTTTCCATGGCGCTCATTCCTTGTGATATCGGCGGTGAAATCAGGCCACAACGCGGTGGCAGAACGCCATTGCGCACCCGGCGCGCGGCGTTCCCGGCGGCGTGCTGCGGCGCGGCTGGCGGCGATTTGCCCGGCCCGCGCAAGCAGGCGCTGCATCAGCCGGGCGCTGGAGGTGGCGGCCCGGATCATGCCAGCCTCGTGCTGCGCCACGGCCGCCACAGCGCGGTAACGCTTGCAGGCACCGCCGCGCCCGCCTTGCCCTCGCGGTCGCGCTCACGGTAGAGATGCGCTGCCAGGCGGATGATCCCGTGACGCAGCGATGCGGGCAGGCTTTCCCAGTCATCGGCAATTCCGACCACCAATAGCAACGCGATCCCGCGCCCATCGAATGGTTGCAGCAATTGCACACAGGCGCTTACCGCGATGCGCCACTCCAGCGCGTCGGTCGGCAACGTCAGATCCTCACGCGTGCCGTCGGCGGCGATCAATGCCGCGCCGGTGATCTGGCGCACCGGACGCGATACCAATTCCTGCCAGCCCGCGCGGGGCGCAATGATTTCCTCGACCGTCTGCGCCAGCGGCATCTTGCCGGTGAAGGCTTCGCAGATGGTCAGACTGGCATCGAGCAGCCCGATCAGGGCGGCATCGTCATTGGGGCGGCTGATCCCGAGCCAGTGCTTGAGCTCCGCCAGCGCCGCGCCGTCTAGCACTGCTGGCTGCAAGATAGTCCGCTCCATTGCGGTTCTCCAAATCTGTGTTCGAAACAAGGTGCGCCCGCATCGCCGGGTCAGGCCGGAAGGGGGCCTGAAGCGATGCGGGCGCGAGATACCGGCGGGGGAGCAAGGGGGAGAACTCAACCCGGCCGGGACAGCGAAGCGAAGGCGTGGTGCCTAGGCTTCGATCTTCAGCAGCTTGATCGCGTTTGAATCGAGCACTTTGCCGCCAACCCGCTTGGTGGCGTAGAAATGCACGAAGGGCTTGTTGGTGAACGGATCGCGCAGCACCCGGGTCGCGCCGTTTTCGGCGATCAGATAGCCGTGGCGGAAATTGCCGAACGCAATCGGGAAGGTTCCGCCCGCGACATCGGGCATATCCTCGGCCTCGATCACCGGGTAGCCCAGCAGGCGGTCAGGCTGGCCGTCGACCATGCCCGGCTGCCACAGGAACGCGCCGTCGGCGGTCTTGAGCTTGCGCACGGTGGCCAGCGTTGACGAGTTCATCACGAACACGGCGCCCTGACGGTGGCCGGATTTCAGCGAATGGATCAGGTCGATCAACCGGGCATCGGGCGCTGCATCGAACCCTGCGGCGCTGCCCGAACCGATATACTGAACCGTGCCGAATGCGCGCACGCCGTCCTCTGCCGTGCCGGTGGCGGCGGTCAGGAAGCCTTCGGGCTGGTTGGTCCCGGTTCCGCTGACGAATGCGGAGCCTTCGGCGCGGGCGAATTCCAGCGCGATTTCGTTTGCCAGCCAGGTTTCGATATCGAACGCGGCATCATCCAGCATCGCCTGGCTTGCCGCCGGGTTGGCGTAGAGATCGCCCGAAGGCGGGGCGATTTCCGCGAATTGCGGCGTTCCGGTGTCGGGGCGCGGGGCGGTTTCACTGACCCAGCCCGAAGCAATGCCGCCAGTCGCCACCAGCTTGCGATAGCCAGACGTGCCGGTCTGCACCACCTGCGCAATCGTGCGGATCGGGCTGATTTCGGCCAGTGTCGAGGCAATCACCGCATCGATCTGGCGCGGCACGGCAAAGCCGCCATCGCCGGGGGTGGCACCGCTGATCGACTTGAGTTCGGTTTCACGCCCACGGCGCAGATAGCCATCGACGAAGCCTTTGATTTCGGGAGTATCGCTGGCCGGGGTGCCGCCCATTGCCGGGCGGGTGGCGGCGCGGGCGACCTTGTCGAGCCGCGACTTCACCTCGTCAACGTCGGTGCGCAGGCCAGTGATGGCGGCTTCGGCCTGATCCTGCCGGGCAAGAATGTCGAAACTGGCGTCGAGCGGATCGGTGGCGGTCATCGGGGTATTGGTGGGGGTATGTTCCATGGGGCAGTGGCCTTTCGGTTGGGCAGAAAAAAGGCCGCCCCAGTGGCGGCCGGTGGAAATTGATGGTTTGGGAAACTTCAAGCGACGAGATGAACTCTGGCGCCGTGCTGCAGCGGGTGGGTGACCAGGCTGACTTCGAACAGGTCAACCTCCAGCAATTCGCGGCCCGCTTCCGATTGCCGCGCGGCGCGGGTGCGGAAACCGAAGCTGAGACCGTTGACCGCACCTTGCGCCAGCAACATCGCGGCGCGGCTGTCGGGCCGGTCGATCCGGGCAATCACGCGCAGCCCGCGCGCGTCTTCGGCCACATGCTCGATCACGCCGATCGGCTGATCGGTGCGGTGCTGCCAAT